TTCAGGTGGTAGGTCATGACTCCGTGCTTGTTCCATGTGGCGTTGATGGCGTTGGGTCGGCATCGGGATTCACGCCACGCTATGTACGAGAACACCTGCACGGGTAGCCCGTACTTGCGGAACAGGGGATGCCATTCTGGGCATCGCATCTCTTGGTCTGCTGGTATCGGTTTGCGGGGGGTCGCTCTAATTGGGACCACTACTGCCGCTCTTCCCTTCGTCCCTTCTGCCATCTTGCCTTCATCTTGGGTGGATGCCGCCGCTGGGGGGACGGCTATGACAACCCCTGTGAATAACGCGCACACAACGTACTTCAACATTTAGTCTCTCAATCGTAGGTGGATAAGGTCATCAACTCTGTTACCTGCGAGGGGTAAAGCAATGCTCCTTTCGTTGGGTTCTCGGATTCAGGTGCCGCTACCAGATGGCGCAAGTTAGGCCAGTTATGTTTGAGGTAACGCTTGAGTCGTGTTACCTCTATCATAACCCAACCGCCCTCAGAGAACACATACGCGAACCAAGCCGCAGTAGTAACGGCAATACCTGAAGGCTTCCAGCCTTGCCCGCGTGGGTTCTGTTCGTACTCGACGAAGATGCGTCCGTTGCGGAACCTGTCGTACTTCACTTCGACATCACCACTCTCGAACTTCTCTAAGCACAATCGCACAATCTCTTCGCCCTCATGCCCGAATGAAAGGTCGGTCTTGAAGTTGAAGCGTTTGATGTCGTGCGTCGGTTCGTACCCTTCGACGCGCTGAACCTCAGCCATCGTGCCTGTCTAAGAACGCATCCATCGCCTCACGCTCGGCAGGAGTAGGTGCCCCCTCGAATCCTTTGACCACGGGCGGGTCATAGATGCGGGCAACCAGACACTCGTACAAGGCTTTGCTGATGGCGTTGTGCCTGTCTCGTTCGGCACGCACCTTCTCCAACTTGTTGCGGAACGCATCCTCTCGCTCCTCCATCTGGTCAATCAGGTATTCGTTGTTGATGTCTGGCATTAGTATCCCGCTTTCTTCAATAGTTGAACCATGTCTTCGAGCCGCACGACTGCATACTGGTCTGCTGTCGTGCCATACATACGACGCTTTACGACAAGGATGCCGAGTTCAGCGTTCGCGTTGATGCGCTCCTGCTCTGTCTCCAGCAACCACTGCGAGAGTTCCAGTTTCTTCTGGTTCTTGCACTCCCACACCAGCGCAGGGTGCGTCCCTGCGATGTCGCCCTTATCAAGAACACCGTGCAGGGTGCGGCGTTCTGCCATCGGGTACCACGTCTTGAGGTAGTTCACGATGGCTGTCTCGAACGATGTGCCTTTGGCCTTTTCTTTACTCACCATGTACCGCCTTGTCATAAAGATTCCATGCTTCAGTCCAATACGGATTGGTTGGTTTAGCGGTACGGTAGTCGTCAATCTGGCGTTCTGCCCCGTTCACCAAACGGTCAGCAATGTACTTCCATTTGTCTCTGTCTTGTTCTGCCTCAAATTTTTCGCGAAGTGCGGCCTCCAATAACTCTTGATAGAAGTCCATGATGTACTCAATTTGTTTCTTGGTTCTCATCGCGATGCCTCCACTAGCAGGCGGCGGAACAGTTCACTACGGGAACAGCCATGCTGTTGCGACAAGCGACGCACCAACTCCATCTGCTCCTGCGTCAACCGCAACGACACCATCGCTATCGACCTGTTCTTGCCAGTCGGGTCAACCGTACGCTTCGCCGCCATCACTCACCTGCCGCAAACGACTTGAGGTCATTGAACGAAGACCTGAGATGCGGAAGATGACGCTGAAGGATGGGCCCATCCCATTTGACCTTCGCGTTCTTCGCCACATTCTCGGGGTCTAGACCAGCCTTCTCGCAGGCGGCAACGAACTGTGCGCGTTGCTCATCGGAGATGGGGTCATCTTCTGAAATCACGGGTGAAGACGCAGGTACTTGGGTTTGCTTACCAGTTGTGTGCGTCCCTGCAAGCCCTTTCATTCCCTGCGTCTTCCCCGCTACCTTGTTCGGCTCTTCCCATTCCTGCTTCGTCCACAACGACAGGCAGATACCGAATCGCATGGATGCGTTACGCAGGAAATCCCCGACGAGTTCTTTGTCGAGGTCTGGTTTGTCGTGCTTGACGGTGCCAACACCAAGCATGGACTTGCCGAGAATGGTGAGCCTGCCCCACATGACAGCCATGCCGTTGACGACATGGATTGCTGGGCGACCATCGACGATTGCCACTGGTTCCCATGACCAGAGCGGGTCAATCTCGATGAGAAGTTTGGTGATGTCAGCGTGTCCGACGAAGTCGAGTTGTATGCCTCCGCGTGGGAGTTTGCCGACGATGGATGGGTCTGGTGTCTTGTAGTCATCCAAGACTTTCCGTAGTTGTTCGCTGTTATTCATGCTCGTTCTCCTTTGAGCAATAGGGTTCTGGTTGTTACTGGCTTGCTGTACTTCGCGGCTAGTTCTGGCTCCTGTGCCTTGAGTGCTTTGATGTCAAGCGACTGCCAAGTGCGTCCCTTCCAAGTGGCGACAGTCTCACCGTTCACGGTGGCCACCTCGTACGGTCCAATCAGTTCGCACAGCGCGGCCTTCAACTTGTCTTCCATCTCGGAGTACGCCTTGAGTTCACGCTTGACGTGCTTCAACTGGGCAACCAACTCGACAGCAGTTGGCGGCACCTCAACCGACTCATGCACGGGTGTCTGGTAACGGGTGGAGATGGTCTCGTATGACCAAGCCACACCATCAGGGGTCATGCCAAGGTCAATCGAGGTGAGCCATTTGGCGACAGCGTTGATGTGTTCGTCCTTCTCTTCGTCTGTCACCTTCTGTTCGTAGATGTAGAAACTCATGGTCGAGTCGAACACACCCCAAGTGATGAGGTCGACATCAGCGCAGATGGCTTGCTGGATGCCTTGGATGCGCCAGTAGTCGGGCAGTTCGCTCTGCCATTCGCGGCTCATCGTTTTTATCTCCAACACCTTGCGGTCATCACCGTTCTCGTAGAAACCATCCAAGGTGGCAATCATGCGGGCACCGTTGTCGGTGTCTGCCGCAAACATTTCCTCGGGTGTCTCAAACGGGATGCCTGTGCGGTCGATAGCCCACTTGATGCACAACGGTTCGAGGTCGTTGCCCCTCGTCATTGCCCACGTTGGAGCGATAGGAGCAGGGGGTGTATCTCCTAGCAGTTCCGCGGCGAACTTGTCCTGTGGCACGAACGGGTGCAGTCCGTAGATTGCCGCCGCTGGTGACGCTGATACGCGCTTGCGTTTCTTCTCATCCCAAAAGCGGACGGACAACCATTCTTGTTCTCCGTGCGTGGGCTTGCTGATTCTGTAACGGGTGATGTTCATTGACCCCTTCCTTTCCTTCGCAGGTCAGGTTACAGGTCGTCATACCGTATGTCAAGGACCTCTTCAGGAAATAATTTGGATGTCCCTCACCATCGCCACAGGAATGTGCGTACCGTGAATCCCCTCGCCATCGCACAGGGATTGCCACACCGAGACGTGTCCTTGCTTGGAGCCTGGTTCACCGATGGGGACAAGGAACCCTGCGGTCTCGACGATGCACTCACCCGTGTCGTCGTACTCATCTAGGTCGAGCCAGCCGCCTTCGCTCATGTGCGTGTCAGCCCAGCGCACTACGACGAATGAGCGGTCGCTAATCCTGTTCTTGACTGCCGATGTCCCTACATGAACCACAGTATTTTCCTTCCGAAATAGGCCATGTTTCACCGCACGTCGGGCAGGTCAACCATTCGTGGGCGGACACGGGAACTAATCCTACTAGGCGACCTTCTGTTCCGCCTGCCTGCGGGTCACGTCCAGGATGAGGCGGTCCAAGTCCTGTAAGGCTCGGAAGAACTCGTCTTCTTCTGTGTGCCCTGCGACCCTTGCTCGAACCAAAAACTTGCGGATTGTGTAAAGCGATTCCCTCGTCATAGGACGAAGAAACATAGCAACTTATCTAAGCGTCTTGCGAATCCCGATGATGCTCATGCAGGTGGTCTGCGAGACGGTCAGCGACCTTGTCCACCTTGTCTTCGGTGCGTTGCATCCCGCGGTACATCATGCGAAGAATCCCTTGCACGACTTCGTGGTCACGCTTGTTTTCTTTGCGGGCTTTCTGGAGGAGGACGACGAGGACACCACCTGTTGCGGTGATTGCCGCCGCAACGACGGTCGCCCAGCCCGCATCCATGTTACGCCTCGGTAACTTTGGACTCTTTCCAGAGTTTGACACGCTCTGGAACATTGTCACCCGCCACATAACGCAGGTGCCACGGCTCGGACTGAACTTCCCAAGAGAACCCGAACGACTGAGCGTTCTTCAACAGCCACTCCAACCGCTTGCCTGAAGCGTTGGCGATGTCGACTGCGATGCCAAGGTTGTGGTTGCTGGTTCCAGGCACAGCCATCGGAGCCATGCCCTTACGCAGGTACCACGCCTTGCCCTTGTAGATGCGTGGCTTCTGCTTCAACAAGTTCTTCTTCGGCTTATCCGTGTAACGCTGAAAGAACCCGTACTCCTGCATCTCCAACGAACGGTAAGTGTCCGCAGTTGACGTGGGCGACAAGTCAATACCCTCAGCGTTGGCGGCTTCGTCCATGGCCTCGTATGCGTCAGCCGCACAATGATGCAAGCGACCCTTCTCAATCGTCTTCAACAAATCAGACGACAGTTCGCCAGCCTTCACACCCTTGAGGTGCGAGCAGAGAGAGACTTTGACTACAGGGAAAGGCTTACGCATTACTTAGCCTTGCCGAAAGCCTCAGCAATCTCTTCCTTCGACAACACCCCATCGCTCGCCCAAGAACGGAGCAACGCTTCGGTGACCTTGGCGGCGGCAACGATACCTGCGATAGCGGCGGCCTTCCACAACTCGACATCCAACACCGCACCACCCGCAACAGCGGCAAGAGCGGACGAGCCGAACACGGCGACGATGCGAAGTACGAGGGTCTTAAGGGTTGCCATTGCTAGTCCTTTTGGGTCAGGGTCAGTACAGAATGTAGCACCAATGTTACACCAGTAAGCCACAATGCTTGCCGCAAAGTAGGACCAGTAAGGGTAATCAAGACAAGCCCTGTTCCAGCGTATGTCCAGGAGTTATCCGCTAGGAAATTCAGAAACTTTCTCATTGGCGTCGTCTCATTGTAGATGGTGGCGGTGCCAGCATGAGGAAGACCGCGGTGACGGCAACAACGGTACGGCGCTGAGCCACAGAAATCTTCGAACCTAACGGGACATAGGTGTCGTAGTCGCCAGAGAAGATGTCAACCTGCGCCTCGAACTGTGCCTTGACCTCGTCTGGGGCGTTTGCTGGGGGCTCCTCGGCGAGTGCTTCCTGGAGTACCTGACCCTGCGAGTCGTCCTGTGGAGGGCTCGGGAGAGTGGTATCAGGGGCGGCTGTGGTGGTGGTCTGGGCTACGGTCGTGGTGGTCTCGGGAACCGTGGTTGTTGGGACTGTGGTGGTTGGCGCTGGTAGCGTGGTCGCCACTGTTGTTTCAGGAAGGCTGGTTTCAGGTGAAGTTGTTTCTACCGTTGGTTGCGTATCTGGTGGCGGTGGCGGCATGGTCATGGGAACGGTCGAAGAAGTCGTCGAAGAAGTAGAGGTCGTAGATGTTGAACTTGTTTGCTCTGGTGTGCTTGTTGTCGGCACTGTTTCTGTTGATGTGGTTGTTGGGGCAGGCGATGAGCCGACCCACGCAAGAGAATCAAACAGATACAAGTCGTAGTCAGCGGGAACAGAGAACGAAGTAATCGTTCGTCCTTCGGGTGCTAATACCTGCACCGTAGCAACACAGCACGACCCGTCTATCGGGAATGTTCCAGTGGTTCCGTCGTCATAGTTGACAGTGCCGTTGACTGTCCCGTTCTTGGCTCCTGCTACGAACTCGAATCCTTGTACTTCCACATCCGATGGAAATAGAAAAGTTGTCGGAGCACTCGTATTGAACAGACAGATAGATGGTCCGCTGGTGCCGTAAGCATCTCTGTAGTTACTACAGTAGAACGCTCCTTGTCCCAAGGATACGGACACAAGTTCGGCTGTTCCATTATCGAATGATTCTAGATACTGTTCGGCTTGGGCGGGGGCACTAAATGCGATTATCGCGGCAGGCGCGAAAACAATCCAACGAAGGTTGCGCAACTCAGAACGTCACCGTGTCCGAGCCAGCAGTGAACGTGTAGATGCGGTAACCGCCAGTCACATCGTATGTGTAAGTAAGTCCCGCACCAATCGTTCTAATCGGAACATAGGTGTCGGGGTATTTGATGATGACAATTCCAGAACCGCCTGGGCGACCAGTAGCAAAAGTTCCGAAACCGCCGCCACCACCTCCGCCTGTATTGGGCGTTCCAGCGGTTCCAATCAAGTTCACGCTCGCGGCACCAGTGCCTCCGCCTCCAGCCCCGCCAGGACCACCGTATGCGGCACCACCGCCGCCACCGTAGTTGACTGACGTTCCAGTTATTGAGGAAGTTGGTCCAGTTCCACCAGCGCCACCATTCCAGTTTCCGCCATTTGCGCCGTTCGAACCACCAGTTGTCGTGCGGCCCCCACCAACCCCACCAGTTGCACCCTGTACGCCAGACGCGCCGCCTCCCGCGTAACCAGTCTCGGTAAAACAAACGGAGTTATTGCCAGCGGAACCAACGGTTACAGTTCCCGAAGTTGGGTTGACAATCGTGCCTGCGGCTAATCCACCCCCGCCGCCACCACCACCGCCCACACCGTTTCCAGCGTCACCATTGGAACCAGAACCTCCGCCACCAACAGCAATAAATTCAAACTCTGGGGCAGTAGTAGCACCAACCGCCGCCGCCAAAAACAACATTACGCCACCGTGTTGCCGACCAGCACCCACTCATCGGTGCCAATCTTGATGAGAGTGGCAAGCGCATACTGGCCAAACAACTTGACCTTCGTTCCTTGTGCCCGCAAAGTGACACCAGAACCAGCCGCAACCGTCACCTGGCCAGCGCCCAACTGGAGCAAACCAATTTGGTCGCCAACCTCAAAGGCAACAGACGAGTTCGGTGGAACAGTCAAAGTGATGGCCGATGAGTTGCTGAGCGTCACCAACTTATGTGCGTCAGCAAGAACCAGCGTGTAAGTCGTACCAGTCTGGGCGTTCAAGGTAAGGCTGTCATACTCGGCGGAACCGACAACACGGTCAGCCAACTTCGCCTGCGTCACCGCATTGTCCGCAATCTTCGCGGTCGTCACATTGCTATCAAGAATCTTTGCGGTAGTCACAGCATCGGTAGCGATACCAGCGGCAGGAACCTGACCCCACTTCACGCCGTTTGTTGCGGCAGAGTCAGCGAGAACCACATAGTCGTTAGTGCCGACGGCAAGGCGGTTCAATGCCGAACCGTCGGTCACCAACAAGTCACCCTTGGTGGTCAGGGTGGACGCCACCTTGTTCGCCTGGTCTGCGTCAACAGCAGTGAAAATCGGGTAACAGGTCGCGCCAGCGGAATGTGACGCGGCAACAGTGCCATCCACGCCACGGGTAACACTTGACAGCGAGCCTGTGGTGCGTCCCGATACAAGCACCTTTTCTTCTGTGGACAAACCTGGGTCGATAACCATGTAGAACGGCCCGTTGGCAGTGTTCGGCCAGTTCGTTGTCGTGCCCGTGATGGACATGGAGGTGTCGCCAGACGAGATGTTGTTCGTCAGGGTGCAGGCTGGTGCCGCCCCAGCGTAAGACCTTCTCGTTGCGTAAGCCATCTACTCTCCTAGTCCTGGACCGACCTCATTGTAACAATACAGGTTCCTTCAAGGTTCCAGGTCCGCTCGAACCCGTCCTCAATGTTGAACTGCAAGTCCTCCATAATGACCGAATACGCCTCATAGTTCTCTTGGTAGGTGATGACCCGAGGGTTGTTGATGAGGTCTCGAAGGAGGGACAGTTCATAGTTGACATCGAAGTTGTATTCGCTGTCCTTGACTTTCAAGGTCTTGTGCAGGAGCAGTGGTACGCGGAACACTTCGGAGCGGGCGGGGGTGGCGTAGGCGCGGGCCATCCAACGGGTCAAGGTTGGGCCTGTGGTGGCGGTCGCACGGTCCAGTTCGAACTTGAACTTTGCTTCGATGAACTTGGTTTGGGAGCCTGTCGCAACGTGTTCGGTGGTGTTCGCGGTTGAGTGCGGGGTCAATGCTTCGTATGCGCCGCTATCCAAACTGATGGACGGGGTGACTTCGCCAACGAGAGGGGTGGTTCTGATGTCGAGTTTGGCTACGAACTTGCGGTCAGGGATACCCCAGCGGTAGGTGCCAGTAACAATTTCTCCTGTGGTAACCAGGTTGTTGGAGTCTTCGGCGATGATGCCGACTCCGCTAATCCAGAAGCATCGTTTGTTTTCGAATGTGACGAGCCCATTGACGGTGTTGGTCGAGTCGTACATCAGGTCAGTTGCGTACGCGGGAGTGTTTTCTGCGGTGAGTGTTGACAGGTCGAGTCGTCCGAGGCCGCCTGATGTGCCGTCGTAGTTTGTCCAGGTGAACCAGGAGAACCTGTCTTCAGATGTGAACTTGGTGACGGAGCCAGAGGTGGGGATGATTTGTCCAGCGTTGAGGTTGCCCGACGAGTCTGGGGTGGCGAACCGTACGCCCTTGTTGGTGCCGATAAGGATGTAGCCGAGGTAGCCAGAGATGGCGGAGACAACTTCGCCTGTGGGTAGTTCGAGGGCAACGATGCCAGCGTCGAGGGTGCCATCGTTCTTGATGGTGATTTTGTAGATGAGCGACTTTTTGCCTGCGTATCCTGCGGCGTAGATGGCGCTTTGCCCTGTGGCTACACCAATCCAACGGAAAGCGGTGTCGTCTGGGGTGATGTGGGCGCTCTTAGAACCACCAGCAGAAATGGTGTTGAGGATGTGGCTGTGTGAACCAAACATGAACCCCTTGGCAAAGCCGAGCATATAGTAACTGTCGCTTGAGTTCACGAACTTCGACCCAGAAATAGCAGAGATTGACGTGGCAGGGTCAATGACCCGCACACCGTCAGATGGGAACGCCAGATAGATGCGGCTTCCATCCGTAGCCATCGCCGCACAGTTACCACCAGGTTCGCCCGTTGCGTCACTCCAAGTTGGGGAAGATGCGTACGGGTCTGTCGTGTACTTCACATCCGCGTCAAGCGAGGCATACACGCGGCCATCTTGAACAACAACATGGGCCGTCGTAGCGGTGGAAGCGAGCGACAACTTCGTCGCGTTCAACAAAGTCAACTGGCCCTTAGTCCACGGGTTCACACCCTTGCTGGAAAAGAACCTGTAGTCCTGGGCGTCAGCAGTGTCGGCGTACCTTTGTCCAGCGCCACGGTGCCACGACACTTCTCCTCGACGCCACAAACCCTGCGGGTTGATAGCCGCCTCACCAGGAGCAGTCGACTGGTCAACAGAATCACGGACACGGGCTTCGTAGCCGCGAGCGAACTGCCCTGAACGCTGGTCGATGAGATACGGGCGTCCGTTGATGGCAACGGGGAACACGTCGGGAACAAGTTGGGTTGATGCGCCACCCGTGTAAAACGCTGGGGCAGGATAGAACGGTGTAGTGAACCGTGTCAGTTCTGCCACGTTCAGTCCTTAGTCAAAAAGGTGGGGTACTGCCTCTTCAGTTTCGCGGACTCAGCAATGATTCGGTCACGGCGCATACGAATCAAGTTCGTGATAGACCCAGCAACAGCGCCAGCGGGAACCTCTTCGGCTCGGCGGGTATCTCCCTGAGACTCGGTGAAGTTGCGTTTGATTTCGCGTGGTGCCATCAAACGAATCTGTGCACCCATGTTCACGATGTCCAGCATGGATTCGGCAAGCCCGCAACCACTAACGAGGTTCGTGGATTCGCTGGCGGCACTGGTGAACCCAGCCTTGTACACGACACGGAGCCTGCCAGGAAACACAGACTGGTCAAACCGCAAAGCAAAGCCAGAAGGGAAGTCATCGGTCGGGACATTGCGCATCAGTTTGACTTTGCGTGCCACGGGGTAATCGTCATCCATGTAACGCACGGACACTTCAAGGAGGTCTATGACGCTGGTGACGTTCTCGAAGTCAATCATTCGGTCCGAACCGTTGTAGTCAATGTCTTCAGTCTTCACCTGGAACAGGCCATGCACAGGGGATGACAGGTCAGCGAGTTCGTCGTTGATGGCTTCAAGTACCTGGGCGCGGGGGAAGCGGGGCTGAACACGGATGATTGCACCAGAGGTATGTGATGTGGCGGTGGTTCCGTTGTAGCCACGCTCCACCGTCATGGTCTTGGTGCCCGTGTCGGTATCCCAAATGTAGAAAAGTTCTGACCCGATTTCGAAGGTCTGTCCAGCACGCAACCCGTCCAGGTTGTACGTCGTTACGACCGATGTGTCATCGGAGTCGATAGACGTAGCCAGTTTGTTGCGCTGTTCAACAGTCCCCGACAGCAGTTGCCGCAACGTCCTGTCAATGACAGTTGCCGCTGTGGTCATTTACTTCTTCTTCTTGGCCTTCTTCTTGCCGTACTCCATCATGCGTTCCTTAGCACCTTCCATCTTCTCATGGCGCTTCATGGACTTCTTCGACTTGTACTTTTCACCCTTTACGGACATGGTGACTCCTTTCGGTGGCGCAAGCCTACCATGCACGGCACGACCAGAATCGCGCCTTGGTCTTCGGGCCAGGGTTGTCGCAGTTATGGCGGGCACGGAAGTTCTTTCGACGACCAGGCTGTTCTTTTTTGATGCTCATGTTCGGGTCGCCAAACATCACGCGCTTGACTTGCTCCCCAGCCGACACATACACCACAGACTTTTTGCGACCATACCCAGGCTCACCCTTGCGGATAGGGCGCGGGCTGTTCAGCGAGACG